GGATACACCACTCCAGGTGTAAAAGGAACTAAGAAAAAAGATTTAAAAGATGGAATGGCTGAGGAGTATGCGACACGGTGTGCTCTAGCGAAACAGGAGGGAAGCTTCTCTACTCCAATCATGGTATTCAGTCGCTCTCAAACAAGCATACCATATAGTGACGACTATATGCGAAGAGTGGCTGAGAACATGGTGTATAAAACAAGAGCCGTTTGTGCGGTTGATGTCTACGTGATTTTAGCGGAGGCATGTTTTAGCAGAGCGATTCAAGACCTGTTATCGAAGGCTAGCTTTTACGCTGGTGGTAAGGATGACCCGCAAACCAGTCAATTACTGTTTGCGATGAAATCTAAGCACGGGTATTGGACTTCGATTGATTTTAGCCATTATGACCAATCAGTCCAAGCTTGGCTCATCTCAGATGCATTCGATATTCTGAGGGAGCTGTTTTCGGAGGATGAAAACTTCGATGAACAGTTATGGAGTGTAGTGAAGCATGACTTCATACACAAAGTACTGTATGGTCCGGGCGGAAGATTGTTCCTTTCGCGTAATGGAGTTCCAAGTGGTAGTATGTTCACACAAATCATTGATACGTTGTGTAACTTCATCATGCTAGCGAGTTATTTCGAATCACGCGGAATAGCAAACTATGATATGATGATAATGGGAGATGACAATATCTCTTTCACTGACGTTCCTCTTGATTTAGAGGATATGCAGGGTTACATGAGGTCCGTTTATGGTATGACGATGCATCCACATAAATGTACCTCAGGAACCAATGCTGACCACCCTGAGTTCTTGTCACGAGTTTGGACTCCTCGTGGCGTGTACCGGCATCCAATTAAGTTGCTTCTTAGGATGTTGTACCCCGAAAGGTTCAGAGATTACATGCACAAAGGGTTTACACCCTCTGATGTTCTGTATGCGTATTATCTCTGTTTCCCGTTAGGAGTGCTGGAGCTCTTCGACCCTGATAAGTTCAGGCAATGGCTTCGCTTTTATCGTGGTAAAACAAATAATTCAGTTGACCCCAAAGCTTTGTCAGGTATCACTCGTTACCGTTTGTTATACCAGAAGCAAACAATGGCAGAGCAAGAGTTTAGGCACCTGCTGTCCGAAACTTTAAAAGTGGCGTAGGATAAATAAGGG